CTGGAGGGGTCGGTGGATTTGATATGGGCTCGGCGCGTGGCCGAGTATTTGGGAACGTGTCATCACGAAGTATCATTGAAAGAAGGGGATTTCTTGGGGGCGATATATGAAACGATTTTTCAAACCGAGAGTTACTGTACCACCACGATTCGGGCGTCTGTCGGCAATTATCTCATCAGTAAGTATATTCAAGAGCAAACCGAAGATGTCGTTATTTATTGCGGGGATATGTCGGATGAAATCTTCGGGTCATATCGCGGATTCTTGAAAGCGCCCAGTGACGCGGAATTCCATTCTGAAAATGAGCGGATGATTCGCGATGTCCGATTCTTTGACCTCCTTCGGTCGGATAAAAGCGTTAGCGGCGCAGGATTGGAGGCGCGTGTGCCGTTTGCGGACAAGGCATTTCTGGGGTATGTGATGAGTATTCCTCCGCGGTTCAAGCGGTTCAATGACGACAAAATGGAGAAATATCTGCTTCGTCAGGCGTTTCAAGGGTCGGGGCTTTTACCCGACGATGTCCTGTGGCGGAGGAAGGAGGCGTTCAGTGACGGGGTGAGTTCCGCGGATGGAGGTCGGACATGGGTCCAGATGATTAAAGAGTATTCCGACCGCGTTATATCGGATGCCGAGTTTAATAATAAGGCGCATCATTTGTATTCACTTCATAATCCACCCTATGACAAGGAAAGTTTCTATTATCGCCGCGTATTTGAGAATATCTATGAAGGGCGCGGTGAAACCATCCCGTATTACTGGCGGCACCCCTTTTGCGACGGTGTTTTGGACCCGAGTGCGCGTTTATTGTCGTTCTATGTGCCGGATAGCCACCATCGCCGCGTAGACGACGATGACACTCGGTCATTTGACTAATATTATGTGTGTATTATACAGACGCACGCAACGCACGCAACGCACGCAACGCACGAAATCCAATGAATACCATCAAGAACACCGCCGAAGACCTCATTGTCGCCATTGTGACCAAGATTCGCGACATTGTTCAACCTATATTCGGTAAATATACAATGTATTACAAGTATATTGACTTATTCTTCTACGCGAGTTACGCGATTATATTGCTCGGGTTTTACAACACGGTCCCCGAATACATCCCCCTATTTCGAAACATTATATTATATGTAGCCGTATTTGTTCTTTTACTTCGGTTTAATACGATTTCTTGGACGAACCCTAAATTCGCATTTTTAGGTGGAAACACGTTTAGTGATTTTGACCGACGTCTTATTATTTCCACGTGTATCTTCATTTTGTTTACGCATATCGTATCGGAGACTGTCGCCAATTATACGAAGAAGCAAATCCAGCAAAATATAACACAGCCAGTAAGCGCGGGGGTAGTCCATCCGATTTATAATTATATCGACACATCGGGTGCGGTGGATAATATTCCGGCGGTGAAGAAGTTTATACAGGCGCAGTCCCGGGCACCGGCGCAGGCGCAGTGAATCATTTGACAAAAAATTGAAATGTTTTTTGTTAAATAAATAAATAAATAGACTTCAGTGAAAATGGAATCAGCAAACGCACAACCGAACCAGGCGGCGCAGTATCAGTTCTCCGGCGGGGGCGGCGGCGGAGCCTCACTGGCGATTCAGAAAGAACTGGATATCGTGATGAATATATTGGAAGAGAATGCGGCGAAAATGACCGAAGGTGAGTATTTACAAGGAATGAACGCGCTTGGTGCGCTCCACAAACACAAACGCGAGGCGTTGAGCGAGCGCAGACCCGGCGACATATTACGATGCTGGATGACATTAGACGAGATTGAAGCGGAAGACGAAGACCTCTACGATGAAATTATGGGTGTTGCGGATGATATTGTCGTGGAATTGTGCGGCGAAGATACCACCATCTATACAAACGATGAATTCAACATGGTTCATCGCGGGCAAGAACGCGACGTCTTTCAAATGCTTATCAATTACAAACCCGAGGAGGGAAATATTGGATATGAGACGAGTCCGATGGTTCTTCATCACGCGATTCAGGTGATTATGGCGCGTTTGTTTGATGATACGCATCACGAATTGGAGATTGTGCGTCCGGTGAGTTGTCCGTGTGGATGGAGAGGGGCACAAGGCAATTGGGATAGGCACGTCTCTAATATGCGTCATCAGCGTTGGGCCAATGCGGAACTCGAACGCTTGTCGGTGGCGGCCCTAGCAGATGCGAGAGAGCGTGTAGTCGCGCATCGAGAGCCTGGGATTGTCTACATTGTCGAATTACACTCGACGCCTGAAACACGACGTGCGACGGAAGAGGCGGTTGCGGCCGCAGAAGCAGCGGGGGAGAGGGTAGTATTTACAAATGCGTTGGGTCATAGGAGTTGGTTCTATTAGCGGAGCCAGCGGAGCCAGCGGAGCCGGCGGAGCGGCGGAGCCAGCGGAGCGGCGGAGCCAGCGGAGCGGCGCCCGGATTATCGTTTACGTGCCGTCTTATTACGCATATTCTTTACAGCAGTTGTCTTATCTACATAAAATACATTACCGGGCGACGACGACGACGAGGACGACCTATTTTTTTTAGCAGTCTTGGCTGCTTTTCGCGAATACGCCGCCGCGACCGGGGGTGGGCCATCACGAAAAAACTGTTGAAGATGGTATAATATATACTTGCTTATGATTTCGTCAATCTCGCGGGGATACATTTTTCGTTGATGCGTCTTTGCGTCATACTTCGCCATATTCGCATATTTCACGAAGATATTATTGATTTCGATAATCTGTTTTTCTGCGGCGGAGGCGGGCGATATACCACCAGGAGTAATAAACTTGGCAAATACATCACGATATAATGCGCTCTTTACAAATCGGGCGACGAATGTATGAAACGGTATATAACAATGATACGGCTGTAGTTTGATATAATAAACGCGTTCATCTGCCATTTTAGGATGATACACGTCGTCTAGAAAACATATTTCGCTATCCGATGGAATGCGCGCACAACGAATGAGTTCATTTACGGTCTTTTCCTTGGTGGTTCGTTGTGGGAATGCGGACGCCGACGCCGCCCCGGCGGCATTTCGCTCTTTAAACCCACCAATCGTATGGTCGAAGAGAGGGGGGATGATGGCAAGACCGCCGCTGGTCGCGACGGCGGCGGATGCGCGCAATTTATACTCGAAATATTGTCGAATATGTGCGACCCATTTATCAGGCCCCATATTATTCGTATATATCATAACCTTAGTACCAGGAATAGAATTCTTCTTTTTACGGATATATTCTAATATACGCAACATACTCGGGCGTATAATTTCCGGGTATAAATCAACTAAATCATTAAAATAACGGTATGTAATATCTGGTTTATCGAAGTATTCTTCTATTGCGTGCGCGAATATCGAAAATTGAGAGAAATTGCCGAGGGTCTCATCTACATCAATCACAACGGACTTTATTTTCGGTTTCAAAGACATTCGTAGTATACTACTATAGTATAGTATTATAGTATTGTAGTATTGTAGTATTGTAGTATTGTAGTATTGTAGTATTGTAGTATTGTAGTATTGTAGTATTGTAGTAGTATTATGCGAATATTGCCGAAATATACAGATAGTGATATTGATGAAGATATGAAACTAACACGCAGTGATTATATCAAGATTCTTCGTCATTATCGTCGCGGTTCACGCCCTATGCGAGAGGCGGCGGCGGCAGGCATTTCTACGAAAACCGCGAAGGAGCGAGCACACAGTATTCTTGCGGGGAAATTGTGTCGCTGTATCAAGCCGACTACGTCGACGTCGACGTCGACGATGATGACCCGGGCTCGGAAACGACGCGATTCTGCTGAGAAAAGTCGGCGTATCGCATATTGTACCCAGTCCATATTCAATAATAGAAACCTACGTCGTCACGGGTTTCGCTGTAAATCTGTGCGTGGCGACCGGTTGCGCCCGCGTTTCACACGTGATATAACAAAATCGGAAAAGAATTTGGTGTTACGGCATCATTGATTGCCGCCATCGCCGTCATTGTCGGTCTCGTCGCCGTCTACGTATTCTACCGCGCGCAAGATAAGCAATTCTTCTTGACTCAATCTCTGGAACACGACATTAAGTTCAAACTTGATATTGAATACGAAGCGTTTCACGTTCCGGATTGTGACGACGTGAACCCCTTCTTCCGGGTTTTCGCGGACACGGAATAACGTCCCGCCAAGTGTGATATATGGGCGTGTTTCGAGCGACCGTAAGGGTATCCACCGTATCAATTGATTATGTTTCAGGTCATATGGGGTTTCAATCACGCGATACATCGGTAATTTTCGTTCAAACTCGGCCATTTTCTCCGGCGTCAAATTCATCGACGAGAGAATTTCGTGTCTTCGCGCGGCAATCTTCTTCAGCGTCAAATTCGCAATCGTGTTATTCTCTGTCTTATTCATCGCAGATAATATCGCATTAATATCCATCGGAAATGTGGGTTCATCAAGGACGGACTGAAGTAGGTCGTCGTCGGAATCCACGGCATAATCGGAATCTTTGACACTAGGGTGGGTCCGGGAGGGCGGCACGTCGTCGTCCGCGTCGTCATCGGTGGACGACATCGTCGTTTCTGTATCAGTAGCGTCGTCGTCCAGGTCGTCGTCGTCGTCCCGGTTCTCGGTATCCTCGGTATCCTTGTGTAGTAATTCATATATATTTAGTTCATCTTCCAGACAGTCGCCGTTGGACCTGGACCTCGACCGGGACCTCGACCGACGACCTCCGACCGACGGGCGCATATAATCCAAATCAACGACTACTGTTTTCTTCATAGCGTAGCGAAGCGAAGCCGAGCGATACATACATACACCCGCATCTGTTTATTATATATAAGGCATCCAAACACCCTCGATGGGCTGTATTTTAGCCCGATGATGTCCGATTTTAAGTGCGTTTATCGCCCTCCTTACTGAAAACCACAGCATATATAGCATTATCTTATAGCTTTTTGAAAAGTCAGTAAGGCGGGAAATCGCGCGGTTGGAGGGCAAAATGGAGGTAGCCGTCGGGGTGTTAGATGGGCTTACGACCGCCCCGCAGGTTTTTGTGGCGATGGTGGCAGAACCGCCGAGTTATGCTCTCGTCAGGCTAAATGTGCGAAAAATCGCGTTTTAAAAGCAAGACGGCCGATCCGGGATTTGGACATTTATTTTTTTAGACCACTTTACCCTTTTCGAGTTAGCGGGATATATAGCTTTTTTATTTCTGGTGATGTGACTGAAGATGGTGTAAATGTTGCCAAAATGTCCAAAGTGCAATATTGCAAAACATTGCTAAATCAGACAAATTCAGACAATACCCCACACTGACGTGTTCAGAATCCTTGGTGAGAATGCTATATATAGACCATCATTTGGTCTGTATGTTGCCACACCCTTGGGGTAAAGCGAATACCCCAGGCCGTGGGGTAAAGCATAATGAATAAATAATAGAGGTATAATATAGATTATAGTAACGACAATCTCTCGGAATATACAATTTCAACCGGTGAAAAATGCCGCGGAAGTATGTTGACTACTCAAGAACGTATATCTACCATCTAACTTGTAAAACAAAGGAGATTTCAGACGCATATATTTCGTATACAACCAACTTGACACAAAGAAAGTATAAGCACAAGCGCGAGACTTTGGATAATACCTACCGGACGAAGTTATACGATAGTATTCGGAAGAATGGTGGTTGGTCGAATTGGAGGTGTATTATTTTGGAAGAATGTGCTTGTAACAATGAAAACCAGGCCAAGGACTTGGCGAATTCCTATATTATTAAAATGAAACCAAATTTGAACGATGAAAAAATGGACGAGAAGTCGATGGACGACCTTCCTGGACTTCCTGGAATTAGACCAAATATTTTCGCCGATGAAACGATCGCAACGTCGGCTCCGCCTCTTTTGGATGGAGGGATTCCAACCCAGACAAATGAAGGAAAATATGTTTGCCTTTGTAAAAAATCCTACGCGCACCGGTCTAGTTATTATAAACATACTTCTACGTGTCTTCAATTTCAACATAGACAGTCTGTTAATAAATTGGCGGGTATACCGCCGCCACATGATTCTTCAATGAATACTGTTTCCGTTTCTATTATTTCGACTACAACGACGACGACGACGACGACTGCGACGATGACCGTGCCGGTGGTTGCGCCGGTGGCTGTGCGCGAGAGAATAGAACAACCTATCGCCTCCGGCGGCCCCGACCTCGACGCCGACGACGCTGACGACGACTCTACGGAAATCGTGCGCTATCGTTTCAAATCTAAAAAAAAGGCGGAGAAAATGGACGAAGTGGTCGACGACGTAGTCTTTCATTATTCCAATTTTACAGAACCAGAATTATCCATCCAAATCTCTGAAAAACAAGAATACGGTGAGCGTGATAGTAGTAGTCGCACGGATTCATCGTCGTCGTCGTCGTCGTCGTCGATTGCGGACGACACGGACACGGACACGGACACGGACACGGACACGGACACGGACGCGGATACGGTATCCGCAATGTCCGCAATGACCGCGGGAACTGATGCGGCGTCCTCGGTCGTATCCGAGCTTCTCACCGAGCAAAATGAGAAGCTCAAGGATTATATTAGGAAGATGATTTCGGCGCTTACCGATGGCAAGAAACGAAACAAGAAATCTCTCGTCAATTCTCTCGTGTTTGAGTTATTAGACCAGAATAAAACCCTACAAAAGCAAATCGTTGAATTAAGCAAGGAGCGCAATATTATCGTCAATAATACGAATAACAACCAATTTAATTTGAACTTTTTCCTGAATGAACAGTGTAAAGACGCGGTCAACATCTCGGACTTTGTCAATTCTCTCGAAATCACGATGGACGACCTCGCGTATACACGGAACCAGGGACTTGTGGAAGGTATTAGCAAGGTGATGATTGACGGATTGAAGCAAATGGACTTGTATAAGCGCCCGATTCATTGTACGGACCAGAAGCGGGATACGATTTACGTGCGGGACAATCACCAGTGGGCGAGAGATGAGGGAAATGCGCGGATGCGCCAGGCGTTCATTGATATCGCCAACAAGGAGTATTTTGCGGTTAAAAAGTGGATGGATTTACACCCGGGGTGGGAGACGAATAGTAGACTCCAGGAATTTCACCATAAGATGATTCGAAATGTCCTTCACGAAATCAAGGATGACCCGATTGGTGAACGTAAGATTATGAAAAGTATAGAGCGAGAGATTTTTATAGAGAAGTGAATGCGCAGTCCGAGAGATTATTAGTAATATGAAATACTAGTAATGGTAATTTTATAAAATATGAGTATTATTGTATAAGATGAAAACGAATAGAAGGTCCAAACGCGTTAAAAAGACGCGGCGGAATCGGCGTTCTAGACGGACGCAAAGGGGGGGGGGTAAATTCGGTGATTCTATAAAGTTACGCGAATCAAGGTTGAAAGAATGTACACGAAAATGTGATACAGATAATCCAGACCCAATAACCAGATACGAAATGAGAAACCCAACGCCAAGTGGATGGTATATAACGAGTAAAGGGCCATTTCAGGGCTACGGCCCAAGTTATGAAATAAAAAATAAATCGCTTGCCATTGAAATATCAAGCGATAATGACTACCCGTTATATCAACACTATTTAGACATGTTAGAAGAACTACCAGACCCAACAAAAATATATACAACCGGTAGCATGTTGAATAAAACCCAATGGAAATTGACATATGACTCCACGCAGCAGCTACTTCAATGGGTAAATCAAAACGACAAAACGACACAACCATTTGTTATACAATCACCATTGAAAATCGGTGATAAAATGGCAACATAATTTATAAATTATATAAACATAATCAGATTAGCCTATGTTTATGTGACACAACACGCAACCCTAAAACTTTGACCCGATAACCTCATTGGCGGCCATAGGCTCAAACGACATCATCCCGCCGGGCATTCCGCCGCCGACATTTTGCGCGTAAGTGCTGTTAAAGTGCTGCTGCTGCTGGGATGCCTGCGAGAGACCGTAGTCGGCGGTGCCGGTATTACGGTTGGTGGTGAGGACGGGGTTAGGAGGCGCCATTCCGCCACCGACCATTCCACCGGGCATACCTCCGGCATACGGCTGGGAGAGCGGTTGTGTGATGCGGACCGCGCCGCTGCCACCCTGTGCGCCGCCACCACCAGCGCCGCCCGCACTGCCATTGTAACTCGTCTCACCGCCCAGTAACTCGATTGTGCGTTCCACGATAATCTGGACCTTCTCGCCCAACTTTGTCTTGATACTCAAGAGAATCATCAATATTCCTAAAATTGTCGTGGTAAAGTTGAAATCGCTGTATCTGTATCCCGAATAAGTGGGGACATATGTTATTAAGCGATGGATAAAGTAAATGAACACGAACATAAACAAGATTTGGCCGATTATTTCTATCAAAATCATCAGGGTTGCCTTGTGGTCGTCCGGCTCGGGGACGTAGGTGCGAACCAAGTATAACATAACGAGGATGGGGATGAATCCGATGATGGTATATTGGACGATATTTAATAAGACGCCTTGCTGCTGTTCGTCTAAACGAAACACGTGGTCCACGAACGAACTACCGCGCTTCGTTCCCTCCTTTACAGTTTCTTCAAATGCCTCCATTGTTGAGTATATATATATACCGGCGAATATATAAAATAATGGAATGGAATGGAATGATATGGAATGATATGGAATGGAATGAAATGGAATGAAATGGAATGAAATGGAATGAAATGGAATGAAATGCGCGAGCGGACGCGTAGCGGAATGCCAATGATATAAACAGTTCTCAATGATAATAGTTATTGTAGTATTTTCTATTATAAGTCCAATGCTCCGTCGTTTCTCTCGTATCAACAGTGTTCCGCATTATCGCGTTGAAAATACGGGTGTGGCGCAATACGCCATAAAAAGCACCGAAGACACCGCCACCGCCGCCGCCGCCGCCGCGACCGCCCACGCAGAATACCAATACCTAAATCTCATCCACGATATTATACAACAAAACAATGAACAAACGGGCCGGAATGGGTCCACATATTCCATATTCGGCGCAGGAATGGTATTCTCATTAGACCAAGGAACGATTCCGATTCTCACCACAAAGAAAATGGCGTGGAAAACGTGTCTCAAGGAACTCCTCTGGTTCGTCCAGGGGAAAACCGACAATCGCATTTTACAAGACGCCGGCGTCCACATTTGGGACGATAATGCGTCACCCGATTTTATGGAATCGCGCGGACTCGCGCACTACGCCGAAGGCGACCTCGGCCCCATCTACGGACATCAATGGCGCCACTTTAACGCAGCATACGAGAATCACGAGACGGATTATACCGGGAAAGGAATCGACCAACTCGCCGAGATTATTCGGTGCCTGAAACACCCCACCGAGAGATTTTCGCGCCGCCTCATTATGTCTGCCTGGAATCCGTGCCAATTGGACGAGATGGCCCTGCCACCGTGCCACATCCTATGTCAGTTTAATGTTGATAACCATAATCGCCTTTCGTGTGCTTTGTATCAACGCAGTGGTGATGTGGGTTTAGGTGTTCCATTTAATATCGCATCGTATAGTTTTTTGACGCACCTTCTTGCGAAACATTGCGGCCTGGTCGCCCACGAATTCGTATATCATTTAGGAAACGCACACATCTACGACGACCATATGGATGTTATGAAAACACAGTTATTGCGTCGCCCACTCGCGTTTCCGCGGGTTGAAATATCAGTTTTGAGAGATGACATCAACGACTATGTATTCGAAGATTTTCGCGTATTGAATTACCAAAGTTATGATTCCTTGAAGATGACAATGCGAAAATAATATAGAATTAATGTGTTATTACATTTTATAATCTTCACGACTCCGAACGACCGAACGACCGAACGACCGAACGATATGAGTGGTAACGCAGCATTGTCCGCCGCGCGAAAGCGTAGAGCATCTTCTACACCCATGGGCGCTGGCGCACAAACTACGCAATCTTCCGCCTATTATAATCGAACAACGCCTACGACGCAACAATTGATGAATCAAACATTCCCGGAACATAATGGCCAGCCACAATATACGCTTCCTAGAGAATCGGTCCCAAATGTGCCGATAAATATATACGAAAACATAGAACTTATTAAGCAGCAAATCACCGCGCGAACCAAAACGATACAAACACAAGGAAGCACGATACCTGTTGACAAACTCCGAATTCTCCAAAAACAAAACGAAATCCAAACCCAAATTCTTAAACAGAAAATGGCAATCGCGCAACAGATGGAGCAAGTCGAGCAACAGCAACTTCAACAGAAGGAGCAAGAGCTACAACAGCAAATGTCGCAAATGGCGATACCCTCTATGAACGAACCAGAGTTTATTTATGAAAAGGGAATACCTCGAAAGAATCCGAAATATAAATCACCGGCGGAAATAGAGGCGATGAAACAGGCGAGGGCGCAGGCGAGGGCGCAGGCGAGGGCACCGGCACAGGCACCGGTCGCGCAGGCACAGGCACCAGTCGCACAGGCACAGGCGCCGAGTCGAATGACACCCTTCGTAAGTATGGTATCCGATACCGGTGTGATTCCACCTCCCATTGTTATTTTAAAATCGCACGATGCCAAACTGGAAGAACACGATAATGTGATACAAGATATCATTCACCAGTTGGATTATTTACTAGAACGTGTCAATGAAGCATCGCCCACCGCCGCGCCCACCGCCGCGCCCACCGCTACCGACGCCGCCGCCGCATCCGATGCGGACGAACCAGAGCAAGAATTACTGATGGAGGTTGTTATGAGCGATTTAACAAACAGTCGCGAATTCGTAGAAGGTATTGTGGATAAGATTGTCAATGATACGAATCTCTCGGAGGTGATTATGAAGATTGAGCCGCTTGTAAAAGAGAACCAGGAGTTGCGGTCTCTTATCCATTCACAGCAACAAATGATGAATGAAATGAACACAATGTTGTTGCGACTGTTGAATTCAAATGCGCCGTCGCAGTCGCAGTCGACGGAGCCGGAGGAATCGCAGTCGCACTCGACGGAGCCGGAGGAATCGCAGTCGCACTCGACGGAGCCGGAGGAATCGCACTCGCACTCGACGGAGCCGGAGGAATCGCAAGAGGAAGTATTTCAAGACGAAGGATTGGATATTGATGGGTTATATCAGCCGGAAGTTGCCGACGCAGTCGAGATGACCGAGATTGTATTATCTACTGGACAAGTTGAACTTATATCAGAGGAAGACCCGGATACAGAGCCGGCTCAAATTATTGACCTAGACGACACCGAACCCGAGGAAGCCGCCGAAGCCGCCGAAGCCGATAAAGAGGAGCCTGCCGAGGAAGCCGCCGAAGCCGAGGAAGAGCCCGAGACGTATTCAGAAATGCCACATTTCCCAATCGCGCTGATTGTAAATGAAATCGATTCACCAGCGCGCGCGTAAAAAAAAAGAAGTATAAATATGAATATGTAATAGTATTCATATTTACAATGCTAGTTATTTCTATTTTCATTTTCTGTATCGTCTTATTTTTGTATCTACATATCCATTTTCATCTTAAACGAAGTAATGATTTAGAAGTGTATGAAATAGAACAACCGTCCAAGCAGCGTTTAGAAGAAGTATGCGATATACGACAGCCAACCACCTTTGAATTTTATAACGAACAATTACTATCCCAGCTATCATATCACGGTATCCACACCAATTATCGAGCATTTGATATCCACATTCGTGATGTTAACAAAAGTGCTGCGTCCACGTCGGCGTCGGACGCCTCGAAAGCCCCCCAGAAAGGAACAGAGAACGAAGTTGTGTTATACATCCCGGTTACATTCAAAATCGCACACGAAGTCCTGAAAAAAGACACGGAAATGAAATACATTAGTGAACAAAATGCGGATTTTATAGATGAAACCGGTCTTATTAAAATATTTCAATTGAACGATGAATTTCTACGCCCATATATGGTATCGACATGTATGTATGATATAATGATGGCGTCTGCTGGAACAACAACACCGCTCCGATATGAAGTGAACTATCGCAATTATTTTCTTGTCACGCAGGGGACAGTTCGGATACTGTTAATCCCGCCCAAAGACACCCGGTATCTATACCCCATCAACGACTACGACGTATTAGAATTCCGGTCCCCCGTAAATCCGTGGAAGGTCCAGTCCGAATACCGTGACGATTTTGATAAAATAAAGACACTCGAGGTTGAATTGTTCCAGGGGATGGTTATGTTTATTCCGGCATTTTGGTGGTATAGTATCCAGTTTATTGGATCGGAAACGAGCGTGTGTTCTTTCAAATACCGCACGCATATGAATACGTTGTCAATTGCGCCGCAACTAATGATGAATGTGCTTCAGAATATGAATATAAAGCGAGATACACTCGAAAAACGGGCCATCGTCAAAAGTCAATTCTCTGATGGCGTAGATACGACCGATGGCGACGGCGGCGGCGGCGGCGGCAGCAACAGCAGCGCTCCTCCTCCTCCTCCTCCTACCGAATACACTCCATCCGTCGATTCGCAATATTTACCCAAATCAATACGCGGAACCAGCAATAATCCATATAGTATTATGAACGCGATGACTGAAAATGTAACGTCGGCGACGACGACGACGGCGGCGGGCACATCAATGGATAACAATCTAGGTGGTGCGGATTTAGAGACTAGCATTGCGGCCACCGCCGTTGTAGGGACACCCCCGGCTGAATATATATCTCAAACGCCAACGGCGTCATCGGACGTGTAACGGTCGGAACGAGTGGTAGTTCACGTCATCATCCCGCGCAGCGATTCACACACTTCTTCGATTGGGATACAGTCGACGGATAATATTTTTGTAAATAACTGGTGAAGTTTTGTATTAGATACAACGTCTAATAACAATGACGAGATATACCCGTCACTTGTAAATACGTATTGGGGGTATTTATGATAATAGTTATAGAAATCGCGATAGATATACATTGTGAGAAATGCCATACCGAGCGACCATACATCGTGTTTGAGTTGGACCGTCTTCCAATTATATTTACTTGTTCGGTTTGTATCACGGATATTCTTGAATTCTGGGTGACAATACGGTATCGTTCCTCCGGTGCCATAGCCCTTACCGTGAATTCCGGATAATCCAAAATCAATCAAATACACGGTGAAATTCTTACATTTTTCGGGGTGGTTGATATCGAAATTATCGTGTTCTCGAATGAGAATATTGTCGGGTTTGACGTCGCCGTGAACGACCGATAATGTGTGAATATCGCGCAATAGATTCGCGCATTGATGAAACAGATGAATAAAAAAGGGGTTTTGTAATGTCATGTATTGTTTATATATGGAATTTCCGATATTATCCTTTACCCAATTGTATAATGTATGTGTATGTTTTACGTAATGCTGGATACTGAACGATATCATATTTTCACGTAGGTTATTATAAAATATCCGCGGTTCGTTTTCTAATTGGTCCATACCCGCATAATTATCTGCGTTGTCGTAATATTTACACTCGCATAATGCGTTTCGGCATTCACATACATCGTTTTTGAGATTTCGCTTGATGTTGGAGTAAACTAAAAAGGGGCGTACGATGCGGGGGTCTGTGCCGGGTATTTCACGCAACGCGTTTATGATGTCGATTTCGTTAATAAAACTATACGGCGAGTCGTCTATTCGAAGAATATACCCATTATAACGAAATACGCCGATATATTGTTTCGTTTTCACCGACCGATACTGTTTTTTCTCTTCAAATAAATCCCGATAGATATTATTTGCGACAATGATATACAATATCCGCATCTTGATTTTTACGACGTCTGATACCCCAGGAATACTATGAATTGCGTCCTCGTAACGAGGGTCCAATAGAATATCTTTAATATTGAATTTATACGTGTCCATTATCCGAATAAGTTCTTGTAACTCGTAATCTTCGTTTATAATCGTATTGTCGACTTCGATGCGAAACAATGTGCGCGTATTCACGGGACTTGGGGTGGGTGGCGGTGGCGGTGGCGGTGGCGGTGGCGGTGACGAATTGTCGTCATCTGAATCGACTGTCATTATATCAGATTCAACAACGACCTCGTATTGTCGTTTTCTTTTTACAATACGCCTATTTTTTAATTTATCTCGTATGTTATTTTTGATTTTTGTGATAAATGCTAACATATATAGAATGTATAGATATGTATACTTTTGTGTCTATATATGTTACGGCTGCGGCTGTGGCTACGGCGATTATGCGCCGAATGTGCTTTCTTGACAATATGAAACATACAAAAACCCGTCGGCGTCTTTGTTCGCATCATAGATAGGCCCTATCATTGATGTGATTGGGTATATCTTATTATTGATAAACATAAAAAGTGCCTTTTCGGGTGGGAAGTGGATCCGTTTCCGAATAATCTGCTGAAGTTGAAGTAGCGTCAAATCTCTCGGAGTGATGTACTTTGATTTGTCGATTGGATACGCGTCCCGGTCGCTTTTGGATGGCTGTATGATGAGTGGGACGCGGTCTGGGTATTTTTCAAGGATAATCTGCGATTTTTTAACGCGTTCTAAATAGTCGTTGTTTATAAACGACGGAAATGCGAATGGCGCGGGTGCTGCGGGTGCTGCGGGTGCTGTCGCCGAGCTTGATTCATCGCTGCCGGGCGTATTCGTATATAATTTTTGCGGATAAGAATAGGAAGTATCAATATTCATTTGACGGATGATATAATAAACACGAATATCGATTTATATCTATATTAGTGCTAGTGAATAAATATTTGAATGTGTGATAAATTGAAATCTATTACGGCATTTTATTATAATATAACTGAACTTGGATGACAACATCACTGTCTCACGATATCCGTAAATATACGACAGTTGTAAAGAAAATGGAGTGTCCTGCTCCTGCTCCTGCTCCTGCTCCTGCTCCTGCTCCTGCGGCGCCCCTCGCGGCGCTACTTCCAGAAAATATGTCACCAGAACAAGTGCTGGCATTCGAGAAATACAAATCGGGACAAAACGTATTCATCACCGGCCCGGGCGGAACCGGAAAGTCCGCACTCATCCGAGAGATTTATAAGTATGCGACCCAGCGAGAACACAATATACAGGTATGCGCGCTCACAGGATGCGCCGCAGTTATGCTGGACTGTAAAGCGAAAACAATCCATTCGTGGGCCGGCATCGGACTCGCCAACGGCGATATTGGACGTATCGTAGACCGCGTAGATAAGAACTTCTTCAAAAAGAAGGAATGGCGAAAGACGCGCACACTCATCGTGGACGAAGTGAGTATGATGTCAAAACGGTTGTTTGATATCTTGGACCTCGTAGGAAAAACCGCCCGAACGTGTCATTCCCGACCTTTCGGCGGAATCCAACTCGTATTCTGCGGCGATTTCTACCAGCTCCCGCCGGTGGGCGTGAATACGGAAGACCCCGACAATGCGCGATTCTGCTTTGAAAGCGAAAGTTGGTTTCATACCTTTCCAAAAGAAAACCACATACAACTGAAGCAAATCTTCCGTCAAAATGACCCCGTATACTGCCAAATTTTGAACCAGGTGCGCGAAGGGCGGATTACGCGCCGAACAGACGAAATCCTTCGTTCGCGCATCGGCGTTCTTCTACCGGATGTATCTGAAGATGGAACCCCGCAGACGAAACCGACGATTTTATATGCGACGCGGTCGCGTGTGGACGAAATCAACCGAATGGAGATGGAGAAACTCACAATTCTGGACCCCGATAGCCCAGACTATAAATATGAATTGAAGTATGTGACCGACTTGCCGTTGTCGGAAAAGGAAAGGCAAATTCGCGCCTCGCAGTCGAAGGAGCGCATATCATCGGAATTGTTTTCCCTGAAGAACAGTATTTTGTGTGATGATATCGTTCATTTGAGGGTAGGCGCGCAAGTGATGTGCGTCGTGAATATGGAGGAATCGGTGACGACTGCCGCGACTCCCATATGTAATGGAAGCCAGGGGGTTATTGTGCGGATGACGGAAACAACCACCAGTATGTCACCCGCATTGCCGGTGGTGCGTTTCAACAATGGGCTTGAAATGACGATTAATCCACATACGTGGATGAGTGAGAACATACCGGGAATTGGCGTATCTCAAATCCCGCTGATACTTTCGTGGGCGATAACAATACATAAGAGTCAAGGGGCCACTCTGGAACGATGTATTATTGATATAGGGGAACGGGTATTTGAAGCCGGGCAAAGCTACGTCGCACTGTCGCGAATCAAATCATTAGAGGGGATGAGTATTATGAGTTATGATGTATCGCGTATTATGGTGAATAAGCGCGTGAAGACATTCTATACGGAGTTGGATGGTTGGTCTAAGTCCTCGGGGAAATAGTTTATCCGGGAGAGGGAGAAAAGATGTTGATGTAGAGAGAGAAGAGAGAAAAGAGAAAAATTGAAAAGAGAAAGAGAGAAAGAAGGAAGAGGAAAGCGAAGAATGTTAAGAGTGATAAGATGGATGAGTGAAGCGACGG